TGCACCATCTCATTCTCCTGATATGCTCTACCGTAACTAAATGGGCGTTTCTGTATCGCCCCCCGCGTCCCCGGCTCATCAAGCCCGTTCCAATCACCATCGCCGCAGTTGTAGTAGTACAAGTTGTCAAGCGGCCCATATTGTAGGTATCGCTCATATGTATCCCATAACCGCCCCCACGATTCAGGATAACCGAACATGGGAACGACGTGCTTGGCATCGGGAAATTCGAGTGGTATCTCAGGGTCAGCCTCATGGGCTGTCATCCCATTACCCAGCGAACAGTTGTACTGCTCAAGCAACCACCGTTGTGCCTTTGCCCCGAAGATGCCGGGGCTTGTCATCAGAATTGTTGCGAGTTTAGCTGTCATAGTTGTCCTCCTTCGTTATCCACTTGGCCACGTAAGTTATTTAGGTTCATCGGGAGCCTCCTTTGACACCCAATCTAATAAGGGTTGCTTTTCGGCTTTTCTAACATATGCCTGTATGTCCTTTAGATTAGATGCGATTACCTCTCCATATTTTGCTACAGCCTCATCATACTTTTCTTTTCGACGGCCAAAATATAACTTATTGCAGCTATAGCACATTCGCTTGTTAACATAGACTTCTTTTCCGCAATACTTACACCGTGGCATCACTCCACCTCCTCGTCCACAAGGCACAGCACCCACTGCTTGCCGGGGGGAGCGGGCTTTGGGCAACCGGGGCCGGGGAGTGTGCCATAATAAGCATCTTTGATGTGCCAACCCTTGGCACAATATGTGTACTCGTCCAAAGATTGCCTCCAAAAGTCACAGTTCTCAGGGCATTTGCCATTGCAATGCCTTATCCCCACCACCGGCCCCCTGACCATCGACAGGCCGTCCAGCAGGGCGTGGGCGACATGGAACATAGGGTAAGTTGCATTATCAAGGTGGCGGATAGGCACACTTGCAACCCACGTTGCGCCATTCCAGAATGAGAAGTGGTCACCGGCAACATCATGAACCTTCAACCCAAGCCCCCCTGCCCGTTCCCTCAGCCGCGCAAGGGCGGCGGTGTCGTTGTTAGCTGCCATCGGTTGCCTCCTTAGAACCAGTGCTCCGGGGCAGGGGCGCCGAGGTCGCCATGTTCTGCAACCGCGTCATCTCCGTCTTCACAAGACGCAACCTTATCTCGGCTATCTCCAGCCTTTCCTCTAATGACTTCTCCTTCTTCTCCTGCCATTTCACCAGCTTTATTATCTCCTCTATCGCCTTGTCCTTCCCCTTTACTATCTCCTCCTTGCTCAAGTCCATCCATGTAGTTAGTTTGTGGCACATGGTATCCTCCTCCTCCTAATTGTTCAAAGGTTTGTACCCCACCCAAAAACTTAAATTTACGTTGGCCCCACGGCCCAAAACGATTCTTGAACATCTCAACCATTGCGTCCCCGCCCTCTTCCTTCATCTTCACTTCCAACCCCACCGCCGCATCTTGTCGAGCAGTCTTGTAATAATATTCGCCACCCTCATTCTTTCCGCTTGTATGCTGTTGCACGAGAGATATAATAACTATCTTCTTCACCCGCGCTAACGTACTCAAATGCTCAATGAAATCTTCCTTATCCTTCTGCGTATGGTCTTCATCGTGAGTAATCTTATTCAAATGGTCGATAGCCACAACCCTGACACCTTTATGCTTCACATGCTCATTGATGCTCCGTATGATACCGCCCGGCCCTTGTGGTCTCGTATCGTCTATGAACCAACCCTTGCTATAATTCTCGATAACCTTCAAGTCAGGCTTCCCGGCAATCCATTTACCCGTGTTCCAAAGACAACTATAATCGAAGTTATTAAACACCAAGCCCAACCGATACAGCCGAGACGCTATTACCCTCGGCCACACATCCTCACGGGGCATCTCAAGGCTGATAAGTAACACCCTCTGCCCCATATCAACCATCGAATCCAACATCTGTAGCATCAGAGCCGTCTTCCCCTTCCCCGGAGCACCCTTGATATACGAATTATAACCCGTGGCAAAACCACCACGCATCATCTCATCTAACTCGACAATGCCGGAAGGAATAAGGTGAAGTTCCCCACGGTCAACAGCGGCACGCCTCGCTTCCAAAGCAGGCACTATCACCGCCGTGTCAACTGTCTCAACCCTATTCGATTCAACAATCTTCTGTAGCTTAGTCATGATCTCATCTATCAAATCAGTAGGGTCAACGCCTTCCATCACAGCATCGGTAATAGCTATCTGTGCCACCTTTATCAATCCCCGCCGCATAGCCCTGTTACGAAGCACAGAAGCGTAATAGGGCATATTAATGCTGTCAGGGACATAGATAGCCAATCCCATCAAAAACCCCGCACCGCCAATACGTTCTAACGTATGCTCATCACGCATCGTCTCAGTAACTGTTATCAAATCAGGGGCTTTTGTTTTCAGTACAGCTTCATAAATTGTTCGATGCCGGGGGTCATAAAACATTGAACCGTCTAAGTGCTTCAGGTAATCATCAGCATCCTCATTGAACTTGCTTGCTGTTAATAAGCAACCAAGAACATTACGTTCTATGTCAATGTGCTGAGGGTTAGGTATCTGGTCAAGTTTAACCACCACGGTTCTCCCATTCGGGGTCTATGTTATCCTTGTAGTTTTCGATTGAGTCAAAGAATTTTGTCGGGGTTGGCTTCTTCACAAACTCACTACCCAAATAATTACGAGTACGCTTCTCAAACTCTACGATGTCGTTCTCAAGGAATTTGAAAATATTACTGATGGTTCCAGTAGCACGACCGGGAGGAATCTTATAGGTCGAATCTCGAAGCTCCCTCATAACATCAATCCAAATCTTAACAGCCTTATTCCCCTTTATTACATCCGCGACTTCAGGAGCGGGGTCTTTATCTTTAGGAGATGGAATAGGAGTAGGAGTAGGAGTAGGAGTAGGAGTGTGCTCAACCCTTGCTCCCCGCACTGCCCCCTTCTGCTCGCCGCATTGCCCAATATCATCTTGAGCATCCCTTTTATGTCTCACCTTAGCTGCATCAGAAGCGTGTTTGGAGCGTTTGGGTGCATTAGCCGCATAAGCATTGTGCTCTTTCCACTCGTGAAGTGCAAAAAACTTCTCCCTTTTTTCTAAAAAGTTTAGGTCGAGCAATGTTTCAACAAATTTGCCTTTTTCGCCGTCCCATTGAGCCGCTATTTCGATGTCAGCCTCGTCCATATCAGTAAGGTTTCCTGTTGGCCGGTTCATCGCCGTGTAGATAAGCAGGTCGATAAAGGCCAAAGGCCCAGCGGCTCCAAGGATGCGCTGTAGCTTTTTTCGCTTCATATTAGAAGCCCACGTTACTTTGAGTCGTATATCCACGTTCATATCCTCATCCATTTATAGAAAAGGAAACCCCGGCAACCATTGATGCACAACTAAGTGTGGCTACCGGGGAACCTTATCTAAGGCGTATTTAACTATCGTGAGTATGTTGTGCATCATCATAATTATACTTGCAAATTCCCCCTGTGTCAAGCCCCCCTGTCAACCTGAGTTGTTCCAATTCCTCGAACAACTCACCGCCACCCCGTCCACCATCGCACCGGCTCCCTGTACCTGTCGTGCCGCCATATGACAACCATCGACGGGAACGGCGCACCGCTTGTCGCACCGACAAAACGAATACGCCCCTTGATAAACCTGATGCTTGCCTTCTCGTAAATGTAATTGTGAAACCATTTCGTATCAGTCCGGGCAGGTAGCAATGCAACAACAAGCGCGTTAGATTCGTATGCCTTCCGTATCCACTCCCCGATCTCGCGCCCGTATGGTGGGTTCATCCAGCAAGTTTCGCGCCCCCAATCTTGAGATAACCCGTCATCGTCGGGCGTGAAATAGCGTTTGCATTTCGCATTATCAGCGGTCGCGCATACGTCGAGTGTGAAACCAAATTCAGCATCGAGCTTATCGAATACATCGGGTGGTGTTTCCCATGTTGTCCGTTCGCTTTTAAAGTGAACACTCATCGTTTCCTCCACTTCCTGCTTGACTCCCTGTACCTGTCGTGCCGCTTACGCATTGCCCTGTCAACGCGCCCCTCTGCTACCCATACGTGGATGATAACGGCCACGATGAGCAAGGCGGGTAGCCACACAAACGGGCTGCTAAGCGTGTTCATCGGCCACCTGCTCCAAGGCGGCGAGGGCATCGCTCTTGGCAAGCACGGCTTTGGCTTGCTTGTACGCATCCCAACTTGCGCCCCGCGCCCCCATTGCATGAGCGCAATCCTTATCGCGCTCATACGCATCAGCAAACGGCCTCAGCGCATCGCTCAACACCGTCACCTTGGATTCGAGGGCGGTGATGCGGTCAGGGGCATTTCCCAACACCCTGCATGATGCATCGAATGCTTCTGTCTTCGAGGCAAGTTTGGCCTCAAGCTCTGTCACCCGTGCCTGTGATGCCGCGAGGTCGGCTGTGAGCTTATCGTGAAAGTGCATATGAGTTGTTATCGCTGACTTAGGTATAAAATATGCACCGCCGTTCCCCATGCCGCACCCTTCCATATTACAGCCGTCACAATCGTCGCCTTTACCTGAACAGTAACCGTATCGTTCCCATTTCATTCTGTAACCCCCTTCAACACCCGTACCGCTTCAGCCCTTGCCTCTACCCCTTCAATCATGGCGTCCTTGGTCTCGCTGTCATCCACCACGGACGCAAGCAACCGGCGCAAGGCGGACTGTGCCGTGGCGAGGTCGGCGGTCAACTTTGCACCACGTATGTTCATTTGCTGTATCGTGTTGGCCAGTGCGACTTTGGAACAATTCATCAACCTTTCGTGTTCGGCATCATTTGTTGTTACCATTATTCCGTAACTCCTTTCGGCGCGGTCGCCATCCATATCCACACTAAAAACCCCACAGCCACAAGCCACGTTATCACTTGCGCTGCGGTGCGTTGCTCGACCCAGCCCCAGAAACGGGCGGCAAGGTTGTTGGGTTTATTGTTGGGCATCGTTATCACCTCGTTCCTTTCGTATCCTGTCATCCATCTCGCCATCCATTACCGAACAATACAAACTGTCGGCAAGCTCAATGCGCTCGTCCGTGGTCACCGGCTCAGAGGCAGGGGCAACCGTTGACCGGATCCCTGCGTATCGGTTCGGCTCAGGCTCAGGGGCATCAATGCGAAGGCTGCAAACACCGGGTTGCGGGTTGTGTAACACAGGCTCAGGGGCCTTGGGCGCATCGGGCGCGGCTGACAGGGCGGCGGTGAGGGCAGGGATAAAGTGGTCAGCCCATCCGGGATGCTTGGTGCGCCAGTCAACCATATCATCCCGCACCCCGGTCACAGCGGCGCGGAGGGCGATATACTCATCCCTATAATCGTTTATCTTATCAGTCATCATAGTCTCCTTTGTTGCCCCGCACACCGGGAGCCGATGCCCCCGGTGCGGTTATAGGGGCCGAATAGATTTTAGAAAAAGTCTACATCCTCATCTAAGTTCAACGTGTCCCTAACCTCAACGTCACCATACACGCCGATGTCCGCCGGTACACCGCCCTTGTTCACTTTACGCAGTGCCTCAAGGAACTTGTCACGTTGCGATGTACCCATGTCACCGCCATTGATGTACTCACCGAAGAACACCTTGATAGCCTGCTTCATATCCTCGCCTGCCCACTCCAGCAGCTTCATCTCATGCACAACTTGCTTGTTCCACTGAACATAGGCATTGCCAGTGGTGTCACCGGCAGGTGGCGGCGCAGGCCCGGTCGGGGGCGTGGGCGCGGCGGCAGTGTCGCCGTCCTTGGGCTTGAATAGCTCATGTAGCTCAACCTGTTCGGCGTAGGCCACTTCCTCAGGGGTCAGGTCACGTACCTCGTCAAGCGCATAGCGGGTTCCCGTGAAATTAGGTACTCCAAAACGCTCGATCTCATAGAGTTTAGCAAGACCGTACTTCGGCTTCATCAACATATCAATGAAGACATTGTGATGTTTAGGAGCCAATTCAAGAATGAATACCTCTTCTTCACATTGGCTACCATCATTACCGAATGACAGTACGTTTGCCTGACCCTTCTCCTTGGGCTTGCTATCCTTATAAGTCACAGGCCCAAACTGAGGGATTTCAAGAAAGACAACATACACTTTGTCGTGGTCGCCCGGCATACGCTTGTTGAGGAACATGCTCCCTGATGTCGCCGCTTCCTCTCCCTGTTCCCGCGCCTTCTCATAATCCTCTGGTTTCTTGTCTAATCGTCCCATTGTTTTTACCTCATATAGTTTATTTATTCGCTCTAATGCTTCCTCTCTCGTCAGCCCCGCACAATCTTGCACCATCTTGATTCTTGCTTCAACCAACTGCTGGTCAAAGTCAGTGCATGTCTTAGCATAATGCTCCCGCCCCCATTCAGCGATACGCTTACGGCTTGCCTCAACTTTTGCCAATGTTTCAGGTGATATTACGCGGGGCTTTTTGAAAATGTTGCGTTTTGCATTGGCAATCTTTATCCAGTCATCGTGGTAAAATTCACCGTTGTGAATATCGGCATCAATATCAGCGGCGCACAGGGTATCGGGCAGGTTACCCATCATCCTCACCCTCGTCCGTCATCCATCCACCCCATGCAGCATCAGGCTGGTCATAGTCATAGTCCCCCGTGATGTGCCGGTCAAGGTCGTCCTTAGCCCTGCTCATTGTCGGCCTCCTTCACCGGTCGCCGCACAAACGCGGGACAAGCATCTTCTTTGCTCCACGTTGAATGTTCGCCGGTTTTCCTACATAACCCAGCCGCCCCGTCAGCGTGTCTACGCCAATATCCACACTCACCACAGGTCGCGGTCGGCCAATCGGCTTCCTCGGTGAACCGCTTATCGAGACACGTTGAACACCACCAACCATATGTGCCATCTTCCTCTCGGAACGAATGGCGTGCTGGCCGTTGGCAATCAGGCGTTGTGCATTTCTCACTCATCGTCGGCCTCCTCGTAGTCGGGGCAGGTGCCGGTGAGGTTTTTGATAACACAAAAACTATATCGCAATGGCTCCCCTGTTACCCATTTGTCTTGCGGAGCTATTGCACATGTGAAAAAGCGTGGCTCCTCGCCATCAAGACAGTGCTTGCACTTCATACATATTGTCGGTTCCTTGGTGTCCATCATAGTCTCCTTTATTATTATAATGATTGCTATTATACTCATAACCACTGCCACAGCACCAGAAACTATAATCAGCCAAGCAAACCACCATACTAAGATGTCACGGTTCTCAAGGCCAAGGCAAACAGTCCCGATGCCACACGCACATATACCCAGTAGTAGAATGTAAATCATATCATCACGTCCACCAGTCCCCCGGTGCCGGGAGCCTCGCGGCCCCCGGCTATCAAGGAAGGTTTAGGGGTTTGCAACGTCGCAGGGCGGGTGAGTTGGCACCCTGTCCCGCCCTGCTTATTATCAGAAAGGGTCACGTATGCTCTAAGGTCACAGTCCAACGTACCACGATACACAGGTTCAACACGGTACGGCAACCGGGGGATGGGGGTGGGGCGGTTAATCATCATCATCGACCCCCTTATATGCCCAACGATGTGCAACCGGATGCGGAAATATCTCGTCAACAGGGACATCTAACGCCCTCGACAACAGTTCCCTTGTCTCAAGCGACCCACCACTACACATAGTATCAATATAACCGATAGTAGACTGACTACGACCGACTAAACGAGCAAGCTCTTTTATGGTTAGCCCTTTTGCTACACGAAATTCTTTGAGTCTATTTTTAATCATCTGCCCCTCCTTGCCACGTACCGGGTCTTACGCTCAACAACGGGCTTGAACAACGTGTCCACGCTGCACCGGAGCGCCGAGGCGATGGCCTTGGCCAACCACTCAGGACAGTTATCCTTGCCGTTCTCAATTTGTGATATCCAACCCTTCGACACATTCACCCGCTTATCATCCCCAAGTTCCTCTTGCGTCAAGTCCTGTTTCATCCGGCGTTTTTTCATTACACTCATCATAGCCTGAGTTTACCACCGCCCTAAACATAATGCAAGGGGTAAAGGCAAAAAAGTTTAGGAAAAAGTTAAACCCCCCGGTATGAGCGAGGGGTTAAGGCTTAGAGCAGTGAACGAACGATGCCCGTAGTACACCGTGCTGTGCTTCCCAGCCACTCACATTATACCACAAAGTAAAACCCCCCTGCAAACACAGTAACAGGGGGGCTCATTCAAAGATACAAGGAGACTACGATGCTATTCCATCATGTCAAATAACTCATCCTGCAACCCCGGACACGTCACGCCCTTGTCCATCAGGGCAAACACCTTGTTGTCCCCGGCGATGAAGGCATCGGTGTCGTACTCAGCTTCCCTGAGCCTTGTGTACCATCCATCACCAGCCACGCCCCATAAGCGGTCAAAGGCGTGTTCAATAAGCCCTTCGTAATCTATCCACTTCATCACAGGCCGCGCCCAGTCGTACTTGTCCTGCTCGACATACTCGATAACCCAGTCGATGCACTCCATCTTACTGCCACCGTATTCGGCAATGGCAACGGTCATGGTCGTCTCGATAAGGTCAGCGAAGAACCGTTTCGACTGTGCCTTCCAATCAATGTCAGCACAGCCCCCGGTGCATAATAGCAACGCGGCTATGATGACGATAATAGTAATCCTTCTCATAATATTACTCCTTGGAAATCAGCAATGTTGCTGATAGTATATTCCTTAATATCCACCTTGTTCCCGCAGTTGAACTCCAGGCTTTTCATAGAATTGGTCTTCGGATCGTGGTCAATGACAAAGCCCGTATGCCCCGTGCCATCAGCCCTGACCTTCACCCACACGGCGCCATCAGGTATCTGTCGCCCGTTGAGGATGTCAGGGGTCAGTATGATGGATAGCTTAGGGTTGTCCACGGCATACAGCCATTGTGTCTTGCAGCGACCCGTCCTTGTCAACAGGGGGGCTTTGAGGCGCTGTACGCGGCAAGCCTCAGCGTGGCACGAGTAGACCCCGTGCATACACCAGGCATCACCGGGGTTACCGCCACCGTCCTCTATGAACTCCTCCACCCAAAAGCCCCGGTTAGAGCCTACAGGCTCCTCGATAACACCCATTGCAAAGTAGACCTTGGCAATATGTAGCTGTGTTGCGAGGATATGGTCAGCCATGCCCATAGTTACCGCCCCCTTCGCCCTTGCCCGGTGCGCTTTGTCTGCTTACAGCCACCACGCCCTTGGTTGGCACGGGTGCCGCCGCCTGAGCCGTCACGTTTCGGGGTACCCTTAGTAGCCATTAAGCATCACCGCCGTTGCCATGCTTGGCAATGCCACGGGATAGGGCATACACGCCCGTCGGCCCTGCGAGAGCGGCTATAAGCTCAGGGGTCAGCTTGTCGATAGCGCCAAGGACACCCATGAGAGTTATAACCACAATGGTTATCCAAAATTCACTTGTCATATTCATCTGTTTAACCTCCTATCAGTAGTTTAATGATACCATATCCTCCGCCAGAAACGGCTATCCCACCACCGGCGATAAGGAATACTAACGTCATCCTGTTTTTTTTTATATCATCCTCGTTGACCTTACAACGGGTCTCCTTGAGACACCGGAACTCCTCGGTCACATGGTCTTTAAGCTCCTCTTTCAGCTTAAGGATAGCGTTCTCAACTTTGAGCATGTCACCATTTGTACCGTCATCACTTGCCATTGTGCTCCTCCTACGTTCTACATGTCTGCCGCTATTGGTATACTGTCAGGCATAATTGCCCAAAGCACATCCGTTGCCGATTGGTCTATGTTAAGGTGCTGCCCCCATCCCCCGGCACCTACCACTGTGTAGTTGTCATTGTCCACTGCATCAAGGTAAAAGCCCTGTAGGTCGCCACCTGCGCCCTCTGACCAATTATCGTTTAAGATGTAGCTGACGAAGATATTGCCTAATGGATCAACGCATATTTGGGGGTAGTCAATGCTGTCTAAATCACCTTCGAAGGTACTGTCAACAGTGAGCAGGGTCACCGGGGCTGTCCACCCGTTAGGGGTACGGCGCAGGTAGATAAGATATGTACTGTTAATTTCCTCTGTATTAAAATCCACAAGAACAACGTGGATGGTGTCATCGAGCTTCGGCCACGTGGCGTGGTAGTCGTCGGTCAGGTCGGTGGCGGTGTAGATAGGAAGCCCCGTCCAAAAAGTATCGAGTGGTTGGTCAAATGATGCGCTGGCATGGAGTTCATTATCATGAGTATGGAAAACCCAAAGTCGCTGTTCACCATCAACTATAATTTGCGGGTATTCACCGGTCACATTCACAGTAGCCCCTATGGAAGCAACATCGGAAAATGAACTATAAGCCGTATTGCCAATCACTATATAAGTAAGATGTCGAGAGCCATATAGATTTCTGTCTAAAACCAAGGAATAATGTCCATTATCAACAACCCTTGCATGAGCAGTGACAGTCCAAGCTGGCACCCCTGCCGCAAGGTCGATATACCAATCACTTATTGATATACCGCCAGTCGCTTCAAAAACTTCAGCCCACACCCAATTCTGCCGTGACTCCACGTCCACGCCACGCCACGTTTCACTCGCATCATCATCCAACCTTGCCCACGCCCCCGCGTCATCCTGCCAGTCGGCATCGGCGCTCTCCCATATCTCAAGGTCATTGGAGTCCTCGATGAAGGTCACGTTCCACGTGCCATCGGTCTTCCACCCGATGCCATTACGTTGCGGTGTCCATTGCAACGGAAGCAGGTCAGTAGCCACCAACCTTGGCGTTTGCCATGCACTCGTCATCTGGTCATAGAACACCACATAACCATTGTCCTTGAGCGAGTTATCAGTCCCGTAGAATATGGGCCAGACGTCCATTCCTCCATCGGCGGCCACAGGCGGGGTCAGCACGTTGCTACAGCCACAGCCCACTACAAAGGCCATAATAAGAAACAGTATCAATAGGTATCTCATAGTATCCTCCTTAGATTATCGGCTCCACCACACTGTCGCAGTCACATCCCTTTGACTATCATTGCATATATAAGCGTACAAGTCCCCGCTTGCCAAGTCCACGCCCCAGTAGTATGTTATCACATCAGCCACGGGCATCGGGCTACTCAACGCCTGCCACACGTAGCAACTGTAAACGTCCTTCACCGTAACAAACACGATGAAGTCCCTGCCGCACTCGCCCCCTGCTGGCTCAAGTAACACCACCGTCGGGTCAGCACCCTTCACCGTTGCCGCCACGAACATGTTGGCAAAGGCCGAACCCGCGCCAATACCGGGCAACTCTATCCGCGTATCAGTCGCCCCTTCAACATAAAACTGTATCGTCGGGTTAGCCCCCACACCATACTGGTTGCCGTACACCTTCACCACAAGCCTGTCAGTGGCATTGAGGGGTGTTGCAGGCAATGTGGCGTGTATCTCAAAGCTGTTCTGCACATTGCTCAAAAAGTTAGATTCCTCAGTGGTACACAGCAAGGTCTCCACACCAACAGGGTGCGTCCTGCTATATACCTCAGCGTACACCCGGCAATTCTTAGTGCCTGCTGACCGGCGGGCATCAAAGTGAAAGGTCAATATACCGTTCTGTATGAACGTGATACCGGGTTCCCCTATCTCCGTGGCAAACTCCTCTATCAACGTGGGACTTGCAGGGATCGCTATGTTATACGAGGCCACCACACCTACCGATGGGTCAGGGAACAGTGTCTCATACCCCGCTATGTCAGCCGATGCCTGCGTGTACAGGAACCATATGCTTGCCGTCAACTGTGCATGTGACACCCATTCGCCAACCCCCGTGCCGCTGCCATCATCACCCCATATAGTACCAACGCCCTGACCGCCCGTCACAAAGCGCGGGTTGCCGACAACGTGCAATGCTTCAGTGGGTGGCACCACACCAATGCCGACATCATCCATCGTGTAGACATCATCCGCAGAGTTCAGCAACAAGTCGCCATAGGCCGTGCCAACCTCACCCTCTATATCATCGTGGTTCACAAAGGTATGGTGAGTAGTAGCAGCACCGCCACCAAAGAGCGGCACTTGCCCCGGCGCATAAATCTCAAGCTGTGAACCAACCCCCGTCATCCACATCTGCCAGTCGCCAGCATTGGAGTCGAATATATTATCCGTGCCATCGTGCGCCCTGATATTATAATCAGTAGCCGTACCATCCTGCACAAGCACCGCCACACCGTCCTGTGCTAACACAGGCTCCAAGGATGCTCTGGCACCACGGTAGCTGTTAGCGGCTTCCCATAGGTCAACACCGCCAACAAACGTGGTCAGCCAACACTCGTTGACCTCCCAACCACAATCACCATACTCATTGGTGAAGTGGATGCTTTCACTACTGAACCCCGCCTCAAGCCCCGCGAAGTGTGGCGCAACGTCCACAAGCCCATGAGCGCCCTCAACCGTATCAGTGTAAGCCGCACTCGCGTCCCAGTCACCGGGGCCGGCTACCATAGCCCAAAGGGCAAAGAGGATAATGGCTGTTGTTAGGGTGCCTGTTATATATCTATTCATCGGTAATCCACCTCGTATAATTCTTGGAACGTCTTCAGCCGTGTCTTAACACCTTGCTGATCTATCAGCTTCACCTTGTACGCTGACTCAAGGTACTGATACCACAAAGGTATTAAGGCTTGCCTGAAGCTCATAGGGTAATCGTATATATGCGTGTCCCACGATGGCTTGCGCCCGGTGCGCTCATAGTATGCCGGTGTCTTTAATATATTCCTGATGGGCTGAAGCACCCTGTCATCAAGGATGTCCTTATTCTTGTGCTGTATGGCGTACTGGGCATCCTTGCCAAGCATATCCATCTTCAGCCGTTGCATAGTGTCAAAGGTTTGCTTAAGGTCTTCGGGCTTCAGCCGTGCCTTCGGCTCAACCATCAGCACACCGGGGATGGGCGGCTCACCAAAGTACAAGCCACGAAGGGTGCCATACATCTCCGTGTAAAGGTCACGCATTGAGTGTGGCTTGCGGGTGCCGGGATCGGGCATGGGCGGCTGCCAGTCCATCGGCTTGCCGGTGAACGGGTCGGTGCCGTCCTCTATCATCTGCCTGATGACCTCGGCCTTCTCCCATAGCAACTCGGTACGTGCCTGTATGAAGGACTCCCGTTGCAACGGGCTTGTTTTACCTGCCATCTTAGAGGCTATTTTGTCAAGGTCACTGTTGATACGACCACCGGGGCTGACAGCCTCGAAGTATCTGTTACGTTGCACATCGGTTGTCTGTAGCTTGATGCCGATATACTCACGCCTGAACGCCTTGCCTAACGCACCCTTTGGCCTTGCACCCGCTTCACCTGCACGCACACGCCCTTCGGGGCCTTCAGCGGCGGGGAACAAGGTGCGGTTGATGGTGTTAAGCATCCGAATATTCTTAAGGGTATATGCCCATGCCGGTGCTATCTCCTTGCCGAACATAGCTTGCTTCTGCCCCGGCACACCCTCAAGGTCACGCCCTGTGAACGCTTCCTTGCCAAACCCTGCCTCAGCACCGGCCTTGATAGGCGGGATGAGCATCCCGATGGCCTCACGCCCCATGCCCTTCAGCCCACCGCCGAAGAACTTGGCCGCTGACAACGGGGGTAGGTACTTCTCAGGGTCGAGGAACTTAGGGTTGCCCTCAGCATCCTTGCCAAGGTAAAAGTAAAACTGGTCTTTAAGGTAACTCGGTACGGCGTAATCGCTGTCAGGGTCGCCATAGATACCGTTCAAAGCATTGCGTACTTTGATAGGCGCACTCAACCGACCGGGGTATTCCCACATCTTCTGTAACGTCAGCCCGATGTTCTTTCGATACCAAGTATAGAACAGCGTGGCATCCTTGATACCCGGCATTGACTTGGTACCTGCTTCTATGTCAGTAAGGTCACTATATCTAAATAAGTGCTTGTCCACAGCGGCGGCGGCTTCGCTGAAGTCGTCACCCTTGTTGAGCCTGCCGATGAACGCCGCAAACCTGTCATGGTCTTCAAGGTTAGTAGCTATCTTAGCACCCAACTGCTTACGACCAAATGGGTTAATAGCATCCCTGAACCTCATCTTCTCCCCGATGTCCATAGGGCTTGAGCCAAAGCGACCGTACCCGGCTACCTCAGCAGTCATTGAGCCGCCTGCCATAACATCGTTGAAGAAGGCGTGGTGCATTAGTTGTTCGCCCGTCAGCTTCTTGCCACCAAGGGTGAAGTTCATCTTCTTCAACCCCGCCATATCACCCTTCTTGATAGCCCCTCGTACTTGCCCCGCTATAATATCATATTGCACATCAGCCACGCCCATCAGGTAGCGCCCCCACCTGTTACCCACTACATTAGCAACGTGGTAGCCGGCAAAGGGTAGGATGGTTGATGCCCTGACCCACGACAGAGCCTTACGAGCAAGACCTAAAAACTCGTTACGTGCCTTCGGGTCATACATCATATTAAGCCCCTTGGTCAACGCCGTCCCCATCTCAGGGTCAAAGGCCATGTTGTCGAGCTTGTTGGCAAACTCAGGGGTCAGCCGCCTTTTAAGTGACGCAGGCATCTTGTCACCAATGGGAGCCCATCCCGCAGGGGCATCAGCCAAGGGCCTTGCCCATCGCCCTTCGCCCAACTCGTTCTTGGCATCCATTGTCATTTCCATCATCTCTGATACAGCCGTGGCCTGTGTATGACGGCCAACGCGCATTGCCATACCCTGCGCCCAATCATCAATGAAGAACTGGTCAAACTTTTTAAGATGGCCTACATCAGCCAACATGGTTTTGGCGTCAGTGCCAAGCTTGACACCGAGCTTATTCATCGCCTCGGTTATCTCACCTGTTTCAACAAACTTAGCGGCATCACGTTCAATGGTTTCCCTTATACCAACCCCCGCCTTCCTGTAGAACTTGAGCAACTCACCCTTCGGGGTGAATATAAATGTACCCGTCTCACGCCCCCACTCGTTGATGCCTTCGATAGTACCATCTATCTTACGCATCATCTGGCTTGCGTGCCGAGGCTCAAGTGCCGCGCCGCCCTTGCCCCTACCACGGGAACGGACATCGTGCTTGGCTATATAGTCCCGTGCTTCAGGGTGCAAGGCGTGGATGAAATAGTTAATAGCATCGTCGCTATCGGGGTCAAGGCCCTGTGTGTCGAGCAGGTCAGCGAAGGTTGTGGAAGGCGTAGGTTCAACAAATTCTTTTGCGCCCTTCCAGCTTGGCGTTTGTTCAGGAAGTAATTCATCCCCCGCAAGCGTCAACCAAGGGTCTTGCTCATACACAATATCATGGGGACTTATTTTTTTTGTGACTTTTATAGAGCCGGGGCGTAATAAATCCTCAGCATCATCACCTGACTCCGCTAAGATTTCACCAACTACACTATAAAAAGGACGGTCTAAAACTTCACCTTGGCCAGCTAACATTTGACCGCTACCACCGCCCAACACATACTTCCCCGTCTTTTTGTCATACCAGGCACTGTATACCGAGACTCCCTTTTCCTCGAACAAACCACCAAACGCCTTAGACACAACCTGCTCCCCTTTTACGCCTGTGGGTATATCACCAGCACGGATATGTACAGCAGGGAGCTTCGCGAATCCACCAGCTACCGGCAAATGGACGGATGGCTTTTGTGATAGACCGCCGACAATATCAGCGCCCTTTGCCCCATACTTCGCCGTCATAACCCCCTTCATTTCCTCAAGCTCAGGCAGGTAGTCACTCAGCCACACGCCTAACTCATAGGCTTCCTGCACCGCTTCCCCCGCCTCAGCACCCGGCCTGATACCCTTCTCAACAGCCGTGGCTAACCGTTCCTTTGTCCACTCCTTCGGCAACCGCTTAGACCACAAGGCAAACTGCTGATTGACACCGGCCTTATGCTTCTGGATAACATTCACCAACGCCTGTGGCATAGCCTCGGTATAGTTCTTAGGCTGTGTGGACAGCGCACCCTTGAACCTGTCACGCACCCAACGGCCACCCTTGATAACCGGCTCAAGAGCCTTCTGTGAACCGGGGACAGAAACCCTGTTCTTGCCCCAACCGATGTTAAGGTAGTGGCTGAACGGCTCAGGGCCAACAAGCCGCATCGCTTCCTGTGCCACCTTAGCTTGGAACTCACCGGGCATTGCCACGCCACCCTTACGCATCATCTCTAACGCACTTGCGGCCTTCTCCTCGGTACCAAGCATTGACACTAACTTAGGCATCGCCTTAGCCTCAACAGCAGCCATATCAACACCCTTAAGGAACTTAGGAATCATTCTCGCCTTGCCAAACTTGCCGATGACACCAACGCCTAAGAGGTTAATGGGATCAAGTAATATTTCACCCGCCACGCCTAATATATCCAATGGGTCAAACTTGCCCGCCTGCCCCTTCAACCCCATCTCGTCCATTATGTCAGCGAACCTTGCGCCACCGCCCTCGGTAAACGACTCCCATGCCGCCTTACCGGGGCTGATAGTTTTGTCAGCGGTCATAGCCTCGTGGATATAGGAGAACATAGCCTGCTGTGGTCTGTTGAACTTCTCCAACAACCACATGATAGGGTTGTCCACAAGGAAGTTCCACCAAGGCTTCTCAGGCTCAGCGAAGGGTTGGTAGCTACCTAATCCAGAGGTAACTGATGGTTCTTGCCAAGTTTTAAATCGTTCTACCTTCAATTAGCCTCCATATAATGGGTTCTTGCCGGTGAGACTTTCCACTATATTAGTCTCAGAATCTTCCTGTTGTTCCAGTAAAGTAAGCTCACCCTGAATCTGCTTAAGCATATCAGTGATGTTCAAATACAGATACTCGCTTGTTTTTAACGCATCATTCTGGTGTGCTCGCAACTCATCCCTGCGTTGGCTTAATTCATTCCAAGACAATGTACCTGCCCCTACACCACTCATATAATTGCTCTGTAGTTCGGCGAGGAAAGCTCCTTCATTAGTCCCACCATCATCCGGCCCCTTGAACATACCGCCTGACTGCACTGCTTTTATATATGCGTCCTTGTCTCGCACCCCAGCCGTTTCAAACTGTTCATCGGTAGGTACTTGCCCGTGGAGAATTGCATCATCTAATGCGCTATATTGTGACATGTAACCACCGCCACCGCCACCACCACCACGATAACGCCCTTGCTTCAATTTCTCCCGTGTGCTACGTGCGCCTGCTTGGAAGAACTGCTCATAGCCAGGGTCAAGCGTAGCAGGGTATTCCATCTCACCTATACCAATGTCCTCATTAAACCCCGCCATCATCCCTTGATTAAAGGCCATCTCTGACATACCCAAGTCCCATTGCTGTTCTTCTTTCCGTTTCCCCGCTTCATATTCGCCAACAATGTATTCAATATTCCCACTATACGGTTGCATATATTCAGGTAACGTCCCAAGTATATCAGGATTGCCACGAGCTAAGAACGCATAAGCATCAGCATCAGCCGCTATCTCAGCGGCGGTAGGTAATTCCTCGCGCATAGCCTCTGCGCCACCGAGACTTTTAAAAGCACCCGAAATATACGAGGGGTTCTGCTGTTGCTCAGGAGTCATTGCTGCGTGTATTTGTTCCCATTGCGTTTCAACGCCAGTTGACTTTAAGCCCTCAACACCACCGGGCTGTGCAAAACCAGTGGCAGTTGATGCACTACCGGCCAACGCATCAGCTTGCATCTCTCTATCCAATGCCTCAAGATCACGCTGCGCTTTTCTATCAGAAAGCATCGCCTTGTTATAGTCAGCACGCATCTTCAGGTCTTTGGCCTGCATCTCCATCTGCGCCCGCTGCGCACCAGCCTGTTGCCGCTGTTGCCCGATGTCCTGCAACGTGCCTGAGAGCATGTTCACTAATTCTATTAAAACCCTTTTATCTTGTGCCATAATATGTCACCTATCCTATTTGGGTGGGTTCTAAGACCCATCATTATTACCACCGTAATCATCCCAGTTAAAGTTAAACCCATTTGTGGCCTCATACATCGACGCCGCCGTGTTGCCTATCATCAGAGCGCCCTCAAGCCCTGTAACCGGGTTGTTAGGATTCGGGTTAACCCCATACCGTTGCATATTGAACTGGTTCTCCTGCCCTCGCTCACCGGCTAAGTAACTGATAGCCTGTGCGCCAAGCCCCAGTTCCTGTAAGTATTGGGTGTTAAGGAAGTCGGCGAACTTCATACCCTGCCCTACCATACCCATGCCTTGGTTGAACCTCGTGGCACGCGCCTGCTCCTGCATCCCCGCCTTGCCCAGCATCAGGCTGGACAAACCCTGTGTATAACCGCCCATCGCACCACCGACGGCTTGTGCATGTGCTGACGAGTCTAACAGCCCACGAGAGGCAAACTTGCCAGCCAAGCTGCGCTCCTCATCCATAAGCTGTTGGTGCAACGCCTGCTTACCAATGCCATATTCCTTGGCAAAGTCAGGGGTCTGCATCAACTCACCGAACTTCTTCATGGCGAAGGCTTTAATAGCACCGGGCTTGATGCCAAGCATCTCAGACATGCCTTCCCATATATTCGTATCAGGGCCAGCACCTACCTTGTCCCACCAATCCTGTGCCATGCCCTGCTCCTGTTCACCGGGGCCTTGGTAGAATGGGCGGTTTTGCTTGATGTCCTCCTTGGACGTATTGCTCAAGGAATCCCAGTCAGCCTGTTGTGCAGGGTTTTGTGGGCTGGACTGATATCCGTATTTGTCATAATACTCTTTTGATGTCATTATCTCTTACCTCTCTATCTAAAATTCCATATGTTCAATGGCTGCCCTATGGCAAGCCCCGGTGCGTTTATCGTTATTGTATTCGCCCCCGGATTTGTTACAAAGTCAAAGCCGGGGTGCAAGAACGTCGTCCTTTGGTCAACTATCAACCTCAATGTCTGATGTGCGTTCAGCACATTCCCCGGATTCCCCGGTGTGAACGTCACCTGCCCTAACACGGTGGCCAAAATTTCCTCGTGCCATATAACACCACACTCCCTTAAGCGCACCAAAGCAGACTGACTTCCAACTGGCCCAAGTCCAGCAGTGAGTGATAATGTATTGAGAGTATTAGACACCGTGAATTCGTCTCCGGCTCGTCCTGAATCGAGAAACCGTGCGGACTGACGAGCATATACAAGCTGTCGTCCTCCGCTTCTATCCACAAGGACGGGTGGGCTATAGGCGTAAGGGGCGGCAGGGACTGCAACTGTCTCATAATATACCTCCTGTACATCATCATGCTTTAACGCATATATTGTTACGCACTCACCAAGTAACACACCCGGCGCGAAGGTAATCGTGTTAGTGGCCTCAACAATCGTATAGCCAACTGTGTCATATTGAAACGAGCCACGGGCATACACAAGCTGATACTCATTGGCCTCAAGCTCACAGTTGGCGGGCAACACAAAGACTGCCTGCGCCCCAAAGCCCGTGTCATCAACCGTCGCCACCACTTGGTATATCCACCTGAAACAGTCGCAGGTATCTCCGGTGCCAAGGGCGATAAGGCCGACAAACAAGTTCCAATTAAACTCATCCTGCAACCCCCATCGTTTCCGTTCCCGTTGCTCAGAGTCCTCAGTGCCCTCAAAGTCTGTGACATCAATCTCAGGCTTCTTGAGGTCGGGTGGTAAAGGCAGTCTTGTAAAACGGTTGTATGCCACACATTAATCCTCTGGATTCAGCTTATCTGCACCGACATCATACTCGCATCCCCAAAACCTGAACTCCGCACGCCAACTGGGACGCACCCTACTACTCAACCCGATGACAGTCCACTCCATCATTAGCGACCTGCCACTCGACGGGTTCATATTCTTCAATGTATATTCCTGCCACGCCGCACCACCCGCTGCCCCTGCCTCGGTGTTGTCTTGTATTGGCCATAGGGTTGTGTCCAACGGGAACGCATCATCAGCAGGGGCAAGTAAATCCCTGCCTATCCATATGCGTGAGTAAGCTGCATCAAGCCCCACGGCTATCTGTGCCTTCCATATGAAGTAATCAAGACGCATATCACCAAAGTTAATATCACGCATATTACCCACGGGTAGATAACGAGGCGTCTTGAATCTGAGCCAATAGCCAACACCATCATCGCCTGCATACAATGGGTCAAGGCAGGCATCGGTGTAAGCAGGTACTTGATCTCTGTCGAGGTTAGCGCCGTACCGATAGTTATAATGCCGTGGGCCACCAAGGTCGCCCATCGCCGGGGCCTGATAGTTGGGGTACAATAGGTCAGGGGTAGCCGCATCGTTCCACATTGTCACATCAGGCTGTTGTGCGCAGAAGTGAAGGAACGAAGTATTATCATTGCCCTTGTACGTGTTAGCCTGTGGCGGCATAGCAAACGATGTGAGTCGGTAATAGGGTAGCTTTACCCATCGGGGCTTGATGATATTTGGCCGCCGTATATCAGCCTTCCACACATCGGTCTTATAGACATGGTATAAGGCCGGGTCGCCACATTCATCAAGAACGGGGTCACCACAAGAATCAAGACCACATACACTAAGGGCTTCCTTCAGGTATGTCACCCACAAAGTCCCCGACTGAGCGTGGACAACAGCTTGCATGTATTTTACATAGTCAGGATCAATCTCTATTTCCTTTGCTATCTTATGCGTCACGCAATCACTATCAGCCCCGTAGATGGCTATCATACCCTCGTCCGACGCATAGTACACGGCATCCTTGTACGCACATATGCTACGATGCACAAGGCACCCCGCCGCCCCGTGTATCCTGCCCATATGCTCCCACCCGTATTCATCAACCCAATAGCGCCATACCGATGACCGCTTGAATATGAGCAATACATCCCGATGAACATATAACCCCGTTATCGGGTCGCCTGATGTATCACCAAGAGTAACGTAACCACCATTAGGCGCGTTCCACGCTTCAGGTAAATTAACACCCGAATACCGCACTCTGAAAGGCTCGTTGGCCACATCAACAGCATACAATCTGTTACGATAGTTCACAGCAAAGGCAGGTCTTAAGTTAGCTATGGGTGCCACAGGCGCAGGTGCATCACCCGATACCCACGCCGCACCTGTCCATAACAGATACTTAGCCGAGTACGCAATGGCGGGATCACCGTGCATTATGTAGATGGTGTTCTCAAACTGCACCGCTGTCGGCACAGCGCCGTTAGGCCACACGATGCCTATTGTCGTCCACGTAGTACCGCCCTGAGTCCAATACTCAACAGTAGTACCATGGACACGCACCCAAGCATTATGGCCATCATAACCGTCGTTATAATAATAACGCCAACAGCCAAGTATCGGCTCATCATTAGGCACACCTCCACCCGTACCCGGCACCGGGGTAGCCGTGGCATCAACTATCTCAGGGTAGTTAGTGAGGTCGAGCAGTTCCCTAATATCACCGTCGAGCGCACGCACCGAGGCAAACTCAATGTTAAAGCCCTCGGCCAACGTAGCCTCGTTTGGCTTTATCAAATGCCCCAACTCACGTACATTGAGGCCACCTGAAAAGTCAGTATTTCCAATGATAGGTGTCATTTAATATCTATCCGTTTGCCATAAATTCCTTCCACCACCACGCCTGTTGCTACTGATAATACCAGCATCAGGGTCTTCAAGCCGTGGCAACCTATCAACACTGCCCCTGTTAGCCATATGCCACTTGACGCGCTTCTTAAACTGCTCGTACTTCGCTATAGCCATCGGCCCCCTGTTATCACCCAATGAATACAAAGCCTGCATGATGACATAGTAAGTAATGAGCTTGTCATACTGCTCAGGGAGATAGAAGTAAGGCTGCGTGTATTCTTCAGGGTCGTTGATAAGGGTCAGGTCAATCAGCGGCAACCGCCGTCTATACTGTATCTCGTAATACTTATAGAAGTCAGCATCGCTATAATCAAACATATAGTCGAACCATACTGTCAGCGCCTTGAAGGGTTCAACAGCAGGCCGTGGGTCATCTTCGACCTTTCTGGCTGTGTATATCCACTTCTCATAACACCCGTAGTGCGTTGGGCTGTCAGTGATGCCTTGGTACATCTGTATGTGTTCCTGCCGCTTCAGATACAACTGAGGACGTGACCAGTCGTAGACATATATAGTGTCGCCACAAGCGTCTTCCTCGCCTGAATCGCGCTGAGGTATCTCCCTGATGGAATCTATGTCAGTACCGTAGCGAAGGTAAAACGCACCCTCTGTACCATAGGCATAGGTGGGTACGCCAACTTCCTCGGTGCTTGGCCAATCTTCCTCAACGATGGTAACAAGGCCATTGTTCCATTGCAGAACAACACGAGCCTTAGCCTGCTGCACAACAACAGGCAAATCCTCAATGCACTCATTGGCCCACCGCACGAGCTTCTCTGTCTGTATCTGACCCGTCTGCGGCTCGTTGATAAGGTCTCGCACCCTCTGTTCAAACAAATCCCAGTGCAGGGCCATGGTTCACCTACTTCTTATAATGCGACATATCAGGCTCAGGGCCGTCATAATGCTGCTTCAACTCAGCAACTATCTGATCGGCGGTCATCCGTGGCATCAACGCCTCTTTAGCCACCTCAGTCTTCATCCCTGCTGGCATCTTGGAACCCCAGCTTTTCTCCCACAATACCTTGAGCTGCTTATGGTCAGCGTTCTTCAGTATCTCAGGCATCTCAATGTTCTGTAACGGGACACCACCGGGGGCTGCAAAGGTCTCCCTTGACTTAGAGTTATGCTCCAACCAGTTCTTCATCTGCTCTGCCGCGTCCCATATCACTTCACCAGATTGGTCATAAACCTTGACGTGTGGCAGCTTACCATCACGACTTGGGCTTTTGCGCTTCGTATGCGCTATCATCCCGTTCCATTCAATCCGCTTTGCAGATGATTCGTTTGGGTCAACTTCCCAATCACCGAAAATACGGCGGGCATAGTCATACTCAAACTGATCTTTTTCACCCGGTTCAAGTCCGAACGTACAGTCCTTGCCGGGTACATAATTCTGGCACTTCCAATGCAAAGTGAAATTGCCACAGTTTTCGACTGTAACTCTTGGCATCTCAGCCTTTGCACCGGCCTCGTTTTGGGCCTGCGAGTAAGTTTGGCTCATTATCTAATCCTCCAATAAATTTATGTTCAAGCAGGGGGGCGGCTTTCACCGCGCCCCCACCAAACAAACAAGAGTGCGAGCTATCTAATGCGATACGTGGAGACATTCGACCCACACCATCGCAACTGCGTTAGCTACATATGTCTCAAGGCACTTGAATGTACTCAGGTTAATGTTCGCTGCATCAAGAATCAAGTTATATGCACCGTTGACTCCTTCAAGGAAGTTGCCCGGTGCAACATCGGTCGTGCCATCGACAAGTGCCTGCACGACGCCACGGGTTCGGACAATCCTCAAACCCTCAACCCCGCCACCTGCGGCTTCATAAGCGGCAGGATAGCCATAACTCATCGCGCCGACATCATTGATAACAACAATGCCAGCAGGCAAGGCGATTTCCGTACCTAAGTCAGTCGTATTTAACTGGGACACACCGAACATAGCATAGGAACTTGTTCCCATGTTGTTCTGATGCGCCGTGGCCGGGAATCCCGTAGCCGCAGCATAAAGCTCGGCGGCATTGAGGGCTGCCCTTGGTAACGCAGGCGGGAATGTGCCGCTGAACGGGATAGGCCCGTCAACAACAGGCGTTGTATAAGCCCAATACAAGACAGAACCTACTCCGCAAGTAGCAAAAGCCACCGGGTCGAAGCAAGCGTCTTTTTCCAACACCATTCGATAACGTTCCCCGTGAGGGCCTTCGTTCTCAATGAACGGTGAAAATGAATGTTGTACTGCCATTAGAAACCCTCCTTATGTGGGTGCAGTGGTCGGATCGTCAGCCACGGTAGCGTTAATAACCCTGAAATGCTTCTCAGGACTATGAACGGCATACTGTAGGTTCGCCCGAATCACGTTGATATCGAGTAGATTACTCTGATACTTTTCCCATGGATACGTTACGATAAGCCTGTCCGAAGCGTGCTCCAAACAAATGTCATCCATACGTAAGCCGAAGATATCGACCCCATCTTCGCCAGCGGGCATATTATCCCCGCCCCATTCAAGCTGCATATCCATAAACGTCATAGCCGTCGGTTCACCATGGTACTGAGACTGTTTGCCCAGCGACGGTGAAATCTTCGTGTTGTACTGACGGTTCTCCATCAGTCTGTGGAAAGCGGTGAGCGGACTCATGGAACAAACCATGTAGTTCGGTCGCTTACCTTCTGACTTAGAGCGTAAGTACAACGGCCAGATGTTAGTGGATACCGTACCAGCCCACAGAACGAAGGCTGTACGATCAATGTTGGCTTCCCAACGCGGATAAGTTGTGCGGTTAACGGTAGCGTAAATATTGGCACCAACGGCATCGTTGATGGCAACATCAAGCCCGGTCATAACACCGGGAAGTACGCCTGTACCGTTCCAAATACTATCAGAGATATCCTGAAGCATCTGTCGCACAGCCTTAGTCGTTAAGTCGGCCTGATAATTCTTGTACCCTGCCGGGTCAGAACGTGCGTAGTCCTGTTCGGCAAGCGGCACAGAGAACTCGGCAAACTTCTCTACAAAATCAAGAGATGCCTGTGTGCGCATCTTGACAACACTGTGCGTGTAGTCAGGTGCGACATAAGCTGTACCCTGAATGACAGGGGCATTAACATTAAGCAGCCAACGTAGCTGGCCACCAACTGCATTGCGGTTCTCCTGAATATTGATATTACTATTCAGGGGCCACGAATCCCAGTCGGAAATAATGTTAGTTTCCCACTGTTTTTGCCATTTGAGCACACGGTCTTGAGTTTGATTGTCAAGTTGATTGTGTGCGTACAATTCGTTTCAACTCCTTATTTACCCTTGGCGCAGTTTTTCTTGTTCTTCCTGTATTCGCACAAGCGAAGCACGAAGATCAAGTTTCCCATTTGCGCCTTTTGGTAGTGCTTGTGGTGCGGCAGCTTTTGACTTGCCGCTTGTGTGCAAGGCTTTAGTCTTAGCGACTCGCTTCTTGCGCTCTTTCTCGCCGGAGTTGACCGTATCCGTCTTGTGGGCTTCTATGTCAGCGGCAAATATCCTGTCTACCTTCGCGCGAAGATAATCAGGGTCGCCGCCGAGTAGATAGGCACCCACTACTTGGGGGTCTAAATCCTGCTCGGTCATGTACTGCTGAAATCGTTCCGTATATTCCTGGGGGGTCGGCATGGTGCCAACTTGTCCCTTGAGATATTCATATCCGGCAGCAAGCTGTCTGTCGATAGATGTCTTATGTTCAACCCGCTGCTTTTCATCAGTCGTTGTCTTCTGTATTGTATTAGCAGTACCCTCCACTGCGTCAAGCCTCTGAGCCATGAGGTTATTCCTCTCAATCAGCTTAGTAACAAGTGGATCATCCTTATACTGCTCAGGCACATCCATAGGTGCTGTCCCCTGCTGTGCGGGCTGTGCCTGTTTGCCACCTGTCATATAATCGACATTCATCTTAAGCATCTTTTCGTCATTTTCCATACGGTCGATTATGGCGTTGTAACGCTCCATCTTCTTTTTCTCCTCAGCATTAGCCTGTGACTTCTTAGTATAATCGGCACGCCTCAGATAACCCTTCTCAGCCTCCTCCGCTGTTACCTTAGTACCATCTTCCAATTCAAACAAGTATTCAGGTTCATCTGCAACTTCTTCAACGGCTTCCTCAGCTTCCTCGGCCACTTCTTCCTCAGTCCCCGGTGCCTCTGCCCTCTGACGCTCGATGAGCACCTGAGTCACAGGGTCAAGAAGCTCAAAGCCGTCACCCTCATCAGCAGCCACTTCCTCGGCTACTTCATCCTCTGCAATTTGTCCTGTTTCTTCGTTAGTCATCAATATATACCGCCTCTCGTTGTTCTGGTGGAAGCGATGCTTTAAATCGCCTCTGGTCTTCTATGTCCAAACTGGTCATTTGGTTATAAGGTGGGCAGAGATAATTCAATACCATCTGTGGTATAGGCTTCATCTTAAACGTCGGGTGGGTACGCGCGTAATTCAACGCCACAAAGTCACATACCACGAAAAACATAGCCGCCTCTGTAGCCTCCTGCCCTTGTGAAGCCTCAAGATGCGCAGAGCCTATAGCGCTGTTAGGGTGATAAGTCAACCTGTCCAGCGCCCTGGGCAACACCTCTAAGTCCGTTAGAAACAGATGCTTGTAGAGTTGCGTAAGGTCACGCATATCTTCTACCGGCACCCCAAGGTACTCCCACGGATTAGGGAATATGCTTTTAGGTTCTTGTGCCACGTGTCAACTCCTCCGAGTGCGTTCTTGTGAACCGCCGCCCCGCGCCGTCAGCCGTGGGTGGCGGCTCTTCAATGTTAAACGTCTGGAACCCTTTGCGTATTTCTTCCTCAACTTTATTATCGTCTTCGCTGCTGTTCCCAATGTTGAACGGCCTCCAAGTAGGCTTGGTCTTCAGCTTCAATACAACCAACGCTGAGGCGAAGGCACTAAGTCCCATCAAAACTGCTATGAGTATTCCGTATCCGATAGCTTGCATATCCACCACCCCCTATCTGGCAATAGATAGATTCCAAGAGCTTTGCTTGTTCCTCGCACTCCCTCGATAAGTCTTCACACTGTCGCTTAAGCCGGTTATATGCACGGACAGAATATGAAGAAGGTGTGAATACTCCAAGATCTGCCAGAAGTCCAAGCCGCATAAGGTCTTGGCGTGTATACGCTCGTTTAAATTTACAAATCCTATTCAGTGCAAGCCACTCCTTAAGGTCATACATATTCACATAAAACCGCCATTTGACAACGGCTTGAGCCCATCGCGCCCACTCTCTTGTTTGATTAAACATTTATCCCGCTCCTCTTGTTTGTTCTTCCTCTTGTTTCTGTTGCATCATCTGTTGCATCATTTGCATCTGCCGCTTAACCGAGTCCATCATCACTGGGTCTTCGCTCTCATCAGCCACGGCCTGAAGGTCATAAGGCGCAAAGCCCTGTGGGTTAGCCGAAGTAAACAATGCTAACGCACGCTGTAACTTAGAATCAGGGGTCAATGCTTCGAGGGGCTGTAAGATGATGCGTACATCGAAAGCACCGACTGTCATATCGTTAAGCCGTGTGGCCTTACCCTCTTGCTTCTGGTTAATAACCTCAAAGGAATCATCAGTAGCGCCGATACGCAGTTGCGTCTGCTCAGTCATATTTGACTGGATAATCATCAACAGCTTATGCGCCATCCTTGTCAAAAAGTCCCTTAGCTCCCTCTGATACTCACGCCACCTTGCCCGTCCCGCTTCCTTCAACTGTCTTATCATAGGCTCTGATGCACGTTCCATATTAGGATATCCACCTAATTCAACGTCACTGACACCTGTGATAAGCTCTATCTGCTTCATCATTTGGTATGTATTAGAAATCAATTCGCCGGCTATCATAGGTGGCTGTACCCAATACAAAGCTGCACGTGGGTCGCCATTGACAGCTATGACACTGCCAGCCAACGCTGTTATCTGATTCGGGTCTATCTCAATCATATCAACGTTCATCGCTAACATCGGGCAAGAACAAAGGCTGATATGATCCTGAAACTTACCAAGCCACAGATTAAGCATCTCCTGAAGGCTCATACAGCGTTCAGTAACACTCCACTGATAGATATCAGTGCCGGTCTCAGGGGTTGTCATTATGACAAATGGGTGTATGCCGCGACCTTCCTCGTCGGTGTAAGGGGTCTCACCGTCCTCTAACACTATAAACTTGTCACCACCGAACACAGTGCGCCGCCAGCCGTTATACTTCTCCCGTTCACCGTTCTTGTTGTCAACGGCCATCAGGTTATGCTCTTCAACATGCTTGAGTATGGTTATTAAATGAGGGTTCTTCTCTATGGCCTGCATTACTGCGGCCTCAAATTCCTCATCATTCATCTGTTGCCCGGTTTCTTCGTTGACCGCTTGCCCTTGCATACGCGCCTGCATTGCACCTTGCCTGACCTGCATCACTATTTCTTCATATTGCGCTTGGTGGTCTTCCGAGTGCGCTTTGTGGTCTTGCTCAAGGACGACTCTCGGTGCCTTGCCACGCTCAATCTCCTCCCGCTCGCCAACGATTTCCACCGAGGTAACACTCTCTGGTATCCTCTCTGTTTCGTCAGTTCTTATATAAAGCTCGTGGATGCGTGCCATATGCGTGTAGCTGTAGTCACCGTCACGCTCCGTCATAAACTCCATCTGGTCATCATAAGAACCATCGGCATTGGTATAATCAATGTCACGCCACTTATCGGGATACAGTTCCCTTATCTGCATCGCCGTCATCCACTCACTATGCCAATGATACGTGCCGTCTATATCAGGCCGTCTAACACCCGGCTCACCCATGTAGTTGTACGGGTCAACAAACTCAATGCGTGTAGGCACAAGGCGTTCAGGGTCATGTGTTACCTTCCCAATGCTATAACCCTTCACCAACGAGTCAATGATATGCCCGTATAACTTCACAGCCAAGCTGTCCTGTTCGCAAGCTATGCGAAGAACTTCATTATGTATCTTTGTCATCTTGGCATCTTCGGGGTTCTTAGGAGCCGTCTGGAACACTATACTTGAATCAGTAAGGTTGGAAGCAATTATGTCCATATGTGGCCCGACAATATTGAACACCGGCATAGCAAGTCCGCTACGTCGATATACACGCCATTGGTCACCAAGATAGAACTCATAGGCACGTTCATGCCGTAAGTAAATGGGCCAGTAGAACTGGCGGCAATGTTCATTGAGCTTTTTGCCAAAGTCTGATAGACTGGCAGGTTCGCCCATATTCAGGGCTTCAGATGTGCTTTTGTTTATATTACGCGCCATAAGTCTCTCTCATTACGCTTTCCCCAAGAGTCTTTATCAAATCTATTCTTGCGCTGTCTTGACTCCTTCGCCCCCGCCATCGGGTCATAACCAGGGTTCTTCCTGGTATGTGCAAAGTCCACATGGTCACTCATCGCATCAGCCACATCGTCCGATTCGCCCCTTGACATAGCCCCTACAAACGCTAATAGTTCCTGTTCTAATACTCCGCTACGCATCCGAGGATGATGCCATATACGATATGTCTCATAATATGATTCAAGCCGTGTAACACGCTCACCCTTGCTTTGCGTTGTCTTACGTTTTATAGGAACAAGTTTTATCCTTAATTCACTACCCCACCGTGGGTCACGTTGCAAACTCTCCACGTATTGATGCTGTGTCGCATTAGCCTCAATGCCCACAGCCTTGCAATCCCACTTGACGTATAACTCTTCAATCTTCCGTTTAGACTGTGACGTTGTTAGCTTTTGCCGTACTACCTCAAGGACTATCAACCATCTCAGCCGGGACTTAGGCTCTATCCAATGCCCACAAACCACGATGCCGTTGTAATCATTCTGAGGGCCATCACCATAAGCCGGGTCAACTGTCATATAATTAGTGACTTCATTAACTGGTATCTTGCGGAGCTTCAATATGGGCTTGCCCTTCTCATCTTTGCCCGTTTGCTCCTCACCACATGTATAATATTTCTCAGCTTGACCCTTATTATTTAACTCCGTCACGATGGTATAGTAACGGAAGTTAGCAGGGTCAAAGGAACGATCTTCAGGTGGTATCGGGTCATTAAGCATCTGGCAGCCAAACTTATAAGCTCCGTGCTTGTGCTTCCATTCGAGAATTGTCTTCTTCGATTGCTTCTCAGGCCAGATAACATCAGTCTCTTGCTCATCTGACCACGCCGCCAGTAGATACACAATGCAAGAATCATCTTCCTCAATGTTCTCCATCGGCTTGTTGTAAAGGAGCGTCTTATCTTTTAACTTCTCATAAAACCTCGGCGCAAGCTCTTTCATTATTTCATTGTTTACATCAGCAAAATGCCAACGTGTTGCGGCATAAAAGCGCCTTGTCCTATCACCGTCACCTAAATAATCAAGGTTCTTCCAACCGTCGACTACCTTCAATATCTGGTCAATCGTACCGACGTTAGTTTCATTATGCGGGTCATCATTAATGAGCACCCCGAAATGGTCACCCGTCTTAGGGGCTGAGAACGAACCGGCCATCACACTCGGTTCCTTGCGGTTAGCTGTACGGTTACAGGTAATCAGCTTGCTCTGTGTACCCCAACTTTTCACGTCCTTGTCGGCAGGACACCACTCCGGGTAACACAAACGGAACAGCCTGTTCTCTGTGAAGATGGGCCGTATAGCCGCTCCAACAATTCTTTCCGCTAAGTCAAGGTGCTGTGAATTAACAAGGACACATTCTTCAGGGTCATTAATCAGAACCCATATCGTACCCGCTGTAGTTATCAACTGAGTCTTCAGATGGAATCTCGGAATAAGATAGAGCACTTCCTTCTGTGGTATCTCCCCCCTCATGCACTTCATGAACAATTCCACCATTTCCAGGTGGAACCACTTCAGCGGGAGTATCTTCTGCACTTTCCCCCGCACCTTCACATCCGTCGGCCACAAGATGCACTGTATCAGCACATTCATGTCCCTTATCCCCAGTTCCCTCAATACCACTATCTTGTCCGATGACGATAGTTGTCCCCACTGGGTTATTTTGCAATATGGCGCTAACGCCTGGTGATATGGCAGGTTTAGTTCCATCGTCAGCACTCACCTTTGGCATAATCATTTCTGCGGCTGTCTTGAATGACGCGGTGCTCTCTTTCGACTTGACAGCGTGTTGATAAGCGGCCTCAAGTAATAGCGGCTCCATTAACGGGGCAAGATACTTCTTCCAATCCTTGATATATATTCGTATGCGCCCTATCATCGTGTCAAGAACAATAGGCTTCTCTTTGCCCTCAACCCTGATATCGTAGTAGACAAGGTCGCCTTCATCATCACGCTTCGCAATCATTTCACGTGAAACACCGATAACCTTGAGTTTAGACAGCGTACCGGCCTTGACGTGTTCGTAAACGTCCAGCACCATTTGCTCAAGCATCTCATCGCTAAATGCCGGTTCAAACTCAGCCACTATGCCTCCGGGTCGAAATAACCGTCCTTGTCAGAGTCGTCGCGCTCATTGCCCGTCATCTCTCGCGGCACCGGCCTTTCATCCCACCAGTAATTCTTACGCCTTACCACGGGTTCATCGAAGTTGCACATCCCCATTTCAGGCCAATTATGGAAGTCCACATATACAGCGTCACTGGAGATGATAGGATAGATGCTCCACGACTTAGCATTATGCTCTGCGGCAACATTGACACAATACCGTGCAAGGTCTGTCAGCTTATGCCCGTAACACGAACACCCACGCTTACCACGCTTCTTAGCCCTGCGTTCGCCACGCGATAACTCAATCACACGCGTATGGACAACTTTGTTTTTAGAACGCTTGTAAGTCCCATCGGTGAAGGAGCCGGGTTTTATGATGTTCTGTGTCATAATGCTACAACCCGCTATTCCCGATAAGGTTATGCGGGATGTATCATAATGATACATAGCACAAGAAATAGATTTTGTCAATGGGGTAAATGGGATTATTTTGAGATTGTTTTTACCTTCAACGCCGTGGGGCTAAGACTGACTACCTCGGTGCCACGTGCCGCCAGCCATTGGCACAAGCCATTAGCCATCCTCAAGTGCTTCGATGTGCCATCGGGCAATAATCTTGGGTTAATATTCTCAGTGCCATCAAAGTAAGTGCTGCCTGTCATATCAAAGCCAACAAGTATAATACGCTTCGCGCCCTTCCAATAGGCAAGCTGCACCGCCTGCATACCTATATTGCCGCCTGCACGAAGCATACCTTCCAACGGGGCGAACTTAGGGTCTGCACGTAACGTATAGCCATGATGGAAAAAGTAAGGGACGTTGGGATATAGCTGCGTTAATGCGACATCTCTGCTTGGCGAAGTAGAAAAAACAGGTGTCGGGTTCAGGTTATTATCCAAGGGGAACTCACAACCTATAACCGTGTCAACTTCATCTGTGAACCACTTCTGCTTAGGTAACGTGGTATCAGCACATAACCATATAGACAGCGGCACACACGGCTTGTCGGGGCTTGCCGCCTTAGCCACGGCCATCCGTTCCCTGATGTCAGACGAGTGCGCCACGGCATCATTGCTCTGTAGCTGTATAGCCTTGTTGACACCTATCGTCCACGCGTCAAAGGGGATACGGCCATAATGCTCTTTACCATTAGGCCCCGTACCGATAACGTAAACAGTTTCACTTGGGAACTTCCAGTTGTGTTTCAGGATATTTATCAAGCCATTCATCCTTTGTTATGTCCATCAGGACGGAATCGTGATACTTGCTATCGTGGAAGTATGCTTTGCGATATTCGCCAACCTTCTTATAGCCGAACTCCTCATAAAACGCGACAGCAGGGTTAATGGCAAATACCTCAAGGCGCACCGTCAACAGGTTAAACTCATTAAATGCTATCTTGTGTAATTCGTGCATCGCCTTAAGGCCAACGCCCCTGCCGCGCCACTCGTCATCACCGATGTAGATGCCAAGTTCAGCGTGGCGACTTACCCAGTCAATACTGCTCCAAGCGCACTGCCCCACAAGCCACCATTTACCATCCCACACATCAATGGCATAGTATATATTACGGCTGTCGCCCACGGTGCCTTGATACCAGTTCTGCTGGTGTGGCTCATTTATAAAGCGGTGCTCCCTGTAGAAGTGCTTAAATTGGTTGCGCCATTCCTTAAGCAACGGCAAGTCTTCAGGTTCAATAGCCCTGAGCCGCACCACACCCATCTTGTGTGTTTCGTGTTTAGGATCATCGGTGGTGTGCATTTCTATCCAGACCCTCCTAACTCAGAATATCTGTCATCCCACAGTTTTCCCCATTCCCCACGGGTCATATCGAATAGTATCGAGTCGTGGTATTTGTCCTTGTAAAACTTGGCGTTTCTATACCGCCCTACTTCCTTATAGCCAAACTTGCGGAGAAAGTTAATGTTATAGGTATTGTATGCCCATACTTCACCGCGCACAGTATTCATATCGAGGTCTTGAAAAGCGATGCGATGTAATTCAATCGTCATCTTCAAACCATAACCCTTGCCACGGTACTCTGGATCGCCTATGTACCGCCCTACCTCTGCGTGCCTGCTAACCCAGTCTATATTGCTCCAATTACAAGAACCTATCAAACGCCAATCTTCACCATCCCATACATCTATGGCATAGTGGATAAACCGCTTGTCATCCTGTATGGAGTTGTACCACTCCAGTTGGTGTGCATCAGTGATAAGGCGGTATTCCCTGAAGAAGTGCCGTAGTTCGTTGCGCCACTTCTTGAGCAGTGGCAAGTCTTCCAACTCTATAGCCCTGAGTCGTACCGCGCCTGATGGCATCAGCGCACCTCCACATCCAACGCTGTTGGTGATATACTGTAAATATCAATCCCTTGTTCCTCGACCCACTCAATAAGGCTGTTGAGGTACGGCACATAAGCCCACACGCCCTTGTGTTCACACGTCACCGACGTTGACTCGGTGCCGTCGAAGTAGCGGTCGCCGAACATGTCAACTCCGCACAAGGCTATCTCCCGGCTCCCGAACCGAGCGCATAGCTCAATAGCCGACCCAACCACGGTGCCATCGGGTCTGAACTTGCCTGCCACCGGCTCGTAGCTGCCACTCCCCAAGGGCTGTTGGCACTCGCGCCCGTCAACAATGCCAAAGGAGTTTTCTACTTCCCCTACTTTGGATACAAGCCCATCACTGAAATAGCGAATTATGCCTCTGTTCGGGGCGGTGACATTGCACTGGTTAAACCACTCTACCTTGATAGCCCACCAATCGCTAACCATCCACGAGTCAGGTGCGACAGGAGCTTCAATAGCCTTGTTGACAACGAGAACATGTCCATCCATCATAGCCCAATATGGCTTGCCACTTGGCCCTGGTGCTAAGATAGTAACAAGGTGCGGCATCTTAGGTTTAGTTTCGAATACGTCTTTAGCCATTATATATCTCCTTGAACTCATCCACTGTTATAAGGTTTAATAGTTGTTCTCTGTCCTGCTCAAACGCCCTGAACGTGAGATGCTGTTCAACGGCATCCTCGCTATACATCTGCCCTTCATACGGAACCCAGGAGCCACGCTGTATGATGCCACATCCCCAATCTGCATCAACGCAACGGCAAACAAGGTCTTTGCGGAACAAGCGTGTTTTAACCCACGCCTTCCACGTACTGCCGCACCACGCATAATGCCCTGCCGGTCGTAACACGCCCGGTTCAACCGTGTGCGCCTGCGTTGGCGGGTTACAGTCGTGAACAACAATGGTGCCGCCATCAGCAAGGTGCTTAAGGGAGTTGTTGATGTCGCGTTCAACTTGTTCGTGGTGGTGGTCGCCGTCGATGAAGATGATGTCGAATGGTAGTCTTTTAGGGAAATCAAAAAACTCATCAGATGTACATGCACAACAATCGGCAGACACTAATTTTATATCAAAATTCGGGTCAACCCCCATCTTCAACTTTAGCTTAATTTTGTCATAACACTCTCTGTCTGCCACCCCTATTTCGAGGTATGTCTCATACCCATACTTCTCTATCAACCAGTTAATAATATCATACCTGAGCATAGTCCACGTTCTCCTTTGGGTCACGGCCACCCCTCGTATTAGTCTTACTATGGAACGTCATAAAGCGCACACCCTCGTGTTCCACTACCTTGTACCTTTCCTTCAGGATGCGCTTCATATATGCGTCAATAGCACCACCGGCATATGTCCACTTGCCCTTATAATGTCTATCAACCTGCTTTCTGTTCTCGTCAATGCGCAACCGGCCATCGGGCCAACGGTCAAGCAACTTATCGGTGGGCTGTTGCAACGCATCAACCCTTGCTACTATTGACCCCATCCCTGAGCCGTATTGCCTGCGGAACACAGAACCACGCTTCACCTCATAGTTCCACAGGTTCCACGCAACTGCGCTGCGGGCTGTCAGCACACTCAACCCCTTGGCCGTGTAATCGTGAAGGCGGTAATCGTCCTCATCCCACCATACAACGTGTGGCTCGGTGCATACGTCAAGGAACGCCTTCAGCTTCATCAGCCACCACCCGCCACCCACTATGCCTGTGACGTTATATTCCTTTATCTCTATGGGCAAGTCGTGGTTGTTGCCGATGTGCGGGGGAAAGGGTTCCTGGTACATTATGTAGAGAACCTTATCGTAGTTGCCCGATTGGTCAACGCAGTTAGGGATAGCCATCTGCATTGTCTTGGCGATGTCGTAGGCCATTGTGAGATAGGCTACTTTCATACTTTGTCCTTCAACCTCCTGCTTGCTTGGTTATGCCTAATAACCACCTTGCGCTTATATTTAAGTTCTTCGGGCTGCTTGGTGTTCGCTATGTAACTATACGTGACGGGAAGTTGCCCTACACGTATGCCCGTTGGCGAGTTGCCACCATCACGCACTATACAATTTACGTAATGGTTGAAGCCTGTCATCGTCCAATCAAACCCCGCCTCAACAAGTCCCACTGTTTGAGCCACAGAGAAAAAACTTTGCTGTATAGCAACCAACTTGTGGACGTTCGAGTTGTTCTTTAAAAACATCGTGCCTGTGTCCCAATGCCACAATGTACCAAGTTCACCCTGTTGTTTGAATGTGTGCCAACGCCTGTAAAGCCCGATGTCATATTTATACATGTCAAATAACTCAGGGTATTTAAGTACCTCGGCATCGGCATCAAGCCACACGAGATTACACTTTAACTCGTTGAACGCCTTGAGAATGATGCGCCCTTTTTGCAAGCAGTTTGTTTCCCAATCACCTTGCGATTCGTAAGGGTATAGCTTATACGGCACATTATGCTCAAGCAGCGTTGCCTCAAGGCGCTTAACCTCGTCCTCGTAGGGCGTGCCGATGGTGTATGCGCTTATGGCTATCCAGCGGGCCATTAAATCATCTCCACTTCTAACTTCGTAGGTGACAAACTAACCACATCCATCCCGTCCCCCTTGCACCAATCCACCACCTTCTGAAGTGCGGGTATCTGCGTCCACCGCCCGTCAGGATGTATGCTTCGCTTATCCATATTCTCCGTGTCGTCGAAGTAACCCTTGCCGCACATATCAACACCGACAAGTATGCACCGTTTCGCCTGCTTCTGTTGCGCCAAGTGCAATGCCGCTCCCACTGTCCCCGCACCTTGACGCACTGCACCGGGGATGATGCCGTAATCATCGTGGCCTATGGGGCGGGCAAGCTCAACGTGGTATGGTGTCTCAGGGTATGCCTGCGTAAGACGACCTTTGGCAAGAATAGGATAGTGCATCTGGTCGCTGATGTGATCGTGCATCATATGGTGGAAATACTGCTCGTGGATAATAGCGGTCGCTATGCACAGCCAATACGCCTCACATTGCACCGCCTCAATAGCCCTGTTGATAGCTATCACTGTGCCTTTGGCGGCGCTGTGATGCGGGAGACCATTAGGCCCCGCACCAAGGATATAGACATCCTTGCCCTTGAAAGATACGGGGGACTTAAGGAAGTCCTCACTCATTGTTCACCAAAGCCCCTAACCGTTCAACCTCTGCTTCGAGGTCACGGGCATATGCAAGAATAATAGGTGACTTAGCCATAAGGTCGGCATTAGCCCTTGTCGCAACGCACGTATCAGTAAAGCGGCAAATACGGTGCTTGCCTTCAACAGCTATCACCAAAGCATTAGATGATGTTATGCCCTCTTGTACTACCCACTCGCCCGGTGAATAGCCTCTGAATTGGGACAGGTCAATCTTAGCCTTCATCATCGTCGCCCTTGCGCCACTCGTCCCACGGAAAGTTGAACGGGGCCGTGGCATCACGGAACTTGGCGTAGCACTTGTCGCAGAGACATACGCCGTTGAACAAGTCATGTTCTACTTTCTTTTCCTCCCTATCAAACTTTAATGAGTGTCCACCTACTTTGTAAACCTCCTCGATAAAAAAGGTCTCTCTGCAACTGTTGCACTTAAAAGCATTGCCTGACATATCATTGTCCTCCTTGTTGTTTTCGAATTGGTATCTCCATGCGTATTCCCTATTAAACTTTTCCGTTTCTGCTTCAAAAGCCTCTATGAATTGCTTATGTTCCTCTGTGAAGTTGAACTTTATAGCGCCCGGCACATAGTAACCTTCAGCCCCGCTACTTGCCGCCATAGGCACCTTCGGCTCATAGTGCTCACAGGCATCGGGGCCGGGGCAAGGCCCATCTAACTTGATAGCAAAACGCCTATGACATCCCGTGTGTAATAGCCACTTACACGGCTCCTTGCGCTCAGGTTCAGGTGCCACGAACCGCTGCGTCCACGCAGGCAATGTAATGGTGCCTTTGCACTCAGGCTCAGGGGGCGCGGGGGTGTAGCCAGTGCAATTTGCATCAAAGGTGCAATAATTCCAATTTGTGTTCGGGTTATGGCAATCAACATTCATGCCAGGCTTGCGCCACTTGCACGGGCGGCTGGGGGCGGGGACTTGCCAATATTCGCAAGTATCGCCACGGCATGATTGGATAACAGATGCAGTATCGCCATTCTTACCGCATCGCCCAAACACGCGCGTTGTGTCCACGATTCTAAATTTACAGCTCACCTGATTTGCACCTCGCCAAACTTATGGTACAATGTTACCATGCGACGAGGCAAAACGCAAACACCACACGTAATCAAGTATGACCGACCCAAGGCGCACAGCCTCGTCAGTTTGCCCTTGGGCATCATAGGCCCGTTGCCCGTTGCCATGGATGGCTTCGGGCGCGGGCTAATAACAGGAGACTGATAATGGCAAAAGTGACCCTGAGAGCTGAGGTCAAGTTAGACGAAGATGACTATAACAAGATACTTGACTTTGCTGACAGGAACGACAAAAACCCTGAGCTGCAGGACATCAGCAAGTTGATGGAGAACGTGCTTGAGTTCAACATCACCAACATCCTCGCACAGATAGCGGCGGCTGAGGCGGCTGAAAAGGCACAAGCTGACGCATCAATTGAGGCTAAGGTGTCCCTGTTAGGCGCTGATGGCAAGCCGATGGGCGGTGATGCGTGATGCCTGAGCACAACGACTGGGCACCTGAGCCGCTACGACGTGTAAATTATGATTTGCATGATGCTAATGATACTCCACTCAGCAGTGGCCCCGAAAACCTGATGGAATACTGTGACCTCGACCGGCTTGCCGCTTGTTACAACGCCTGTGCCGGTGTGCCGACGGCTGTGCTTGAAAACATAGCCAAACACTACACCACGCGCATATTTGAGGAAGGCGGCGAATGGTACTGCTTCAAGTGGCACGAAGTCACAATACCCAAGGAGGCCCCCGATGACAGCGACACAGAGGCTTAAGGCCATTGAGCAGCGGGCGAAGGCGCTGGGGTGGAAGTATACCAAAACCCTTGACATCGGTTCGGAGTTCCCAAAGAAAAAAGGGTTCGCGATTGGCGATTACGAAACCGCACAACACCATTTCAGGCTAACCCCCGATGCCCTCCGTGCCGCCGAGCGCCTGCTGTCGTTGCATGAGCCTGGGCCAGATGTTGAGGTAACAATAAATGACATCACCTATAAACTAATCCCGTGGGAGGATGGCGATGACTGAGCAAGAAGAAGTTATGGCAAGATGGTTTACGGGCATATGGACGGGTAAATACAACCCGACAACCGATGCCTTGGCCTGTTGTGGCAGGCATTGGCGCTACTGGATACAGGTGGAAGGCGTCGGTGATTGCCCTGATTGTCAGGCGGGATTACCTGACGCGCCCAATGCCATACCAGAGAAATATCGAGGGTCAGTTTTGCCAGAAGACAATTCTGAAATAGACTGGGATGCCCATTACGAGAACATTAAGCCACCCGGCTGGGTTCCAATCGAAGTATATCATGAGGCCATTGTCAAAGGTATGGTGCGTCAGTGCATACGCCGCAACAAGTGGCACCGCCGCCTGTGGCGGTGGGTGACGGGGCTATTTAGGAGGAACAGCGATGGGACTGGATGATTATATCAACAATGACAAAGGCAACTGTTACAGCGGCATTGACCGTGTCATATATGGCTATATCAGCGATGAGCAATTTGCCATATGGCGCAAGGAACGGTTAGCCCGTGCTTGGCACCGCCGCCTGTGGCGGTGGGTGACGGGGCTGTGGAGGAGGAACAGCGATGGAGATTAAATATGAAGATGATTGGCATACTGAGTCTGGCGACCTTACGCCAGAACAACTAAAGGCTATTATGAATTTTAACACTATCATGCCTGATGGTAGTTCCATCTTCAGAGCAAGCTATACGCCCCCTTGGTGGCGCAGGCTCCTGTGGCGTGTGCGCAACTGGTGGGGCAACAGGGACTAATACTAAGTGGATGGTGCATTATGGACAATGACATGGACGACAGGGATAATGACGTTATCACATTGATTGTGCAAGCTGAGATCGACGTGTTACCGTGCGACGATGACATTCAGTTTGTCATTATGGCATATGATCCCGATGACGAATAGCGCATGGTCAGGATGGGATACAATTAACAGGAGGACAATGATGGATGAATCTGCCCGTAATATGACCGAAGAAGAACGAAGGCAATATATGGCAAGTATGCTGACCACCGACCCTGATGGTCGTGTACGGGCCTTGTATCCACACCTTGCCCCCGCGCCCCCTGACTATACCGAGGAAGGGCTGATGCGCATTGTGGTGGACTTTGACCCGTTCTATGAGCAGAACCTTGTGCGGGGCTTCACGCCCCGCTACGCCGGCCACCTGTGCACCGAGCAGGCCCTCTGCCACAGGTGCAAGGGGACAGAGGAGGGCGATGATGGATAATGTAATTGCTATCAAACCTGATGATAATGCATATGAGTTCGAGGCAACTGTACCCAATCTGCAAAGTCTTGAGGCCAGAGTAGCGCAACTATATCTTGAACTTGGCCCTGCACCTAAGATGAAAGAACTGCAAATAGCACGGGTATATCTTGACAGATGCATGACGTGCCTTGATGTAGCTATTGCCAAATGTGATAAAAAGACCACCTTGACAAAGGGCGATGAAAAATAATTCAAAATATTCCCCGCTACCCCTTGACAAGGCCACGGGCATAGAGTAATGTCAATGGTAGCCGAACATACCGGCCCATAAAATAGCAAAATATGTAATGAAACCCCCGGTATGTTCGGGGGTATCTTTTATAGGAAACAATACTGATGACAACTAAATTCCAAAAAATATTAGACAAGGCCATCGAACACAGCACACCGCCACGGTCATTTGACCCCAATGCCACATTAACCATATGCGGCTATCCCGTAGAGAACATACTGAAATCCATCGCCCTGCAAAATAAAATATTCAACATGCTCTACCCGCTCAAGCACACAGCCGCAGGCATCCGCACAATCAGCATAGAGGACATAAGGAGCCGATAACCCACCGATAACATATACCACCACCACCAGGGTCTGCCGCCACCCGCGGCATTGTTCACTGGTCTCAGGAGCCCCCCGCCCCTGTACGGAGAATAGAGTGGCGAGGAAATTGTAACTATTGCTCGGTGCGGACATCCGTAGCAATGCTTCACGGTTTTGCTAAAATGGTTCGGTGGGGGGGCCTCAACTCATGTCACCATGTCACCTGAACCTATAACCCCGGCCACTGTCCCCTCAACACTGGGTCAAAATGTCCCACTCACCACAACAACATTACAACAAAATAATATGGCTCAGGCAGCGGGGGGCGTAGTACACATATAATAGTCCCCCCCCCGCTAACCCCAAAGCCCCTATGCCCCGATGCCCATGCCCATGTATCAATATCGCGCACCATCTATCAACCAATGGCAGTGTTACCAAGGGCTACGGGGTGGGGGGGTCAGGGTGCAGGGTGCCAGGGTGCCAGGGTGCAGGGGGGTGGGTGGTAGTACCCCTATGCCTATATACTTGACAACACTTGACACCGTCCCCATGCCATATGTTGCCATTACCTTGTTACCCCATGACCCTCGATCGTATGTCCTGTTACCCCATGACCTTGTTCCCTAGTTGCTACCCCCCATGCCCATGTATCCATAGGCTGGTAGGGTCATGGTGCATCGGGCAAGGGTTACTGTTCTCGGTATGCCCTTGGATATTTCTTTATGCTTGTGTCCCGTGCTATGACTGTGATGCAAGGGATTAGGGCAAGTATTATGGGAATAAGTAGGAATATCCCTTGACATAGTGTCGATAGTAGTGTATGATAGTATTGAAGCGAGGGACATTGACAAATTACCCGGCGATACTCGAAGACACACGGTTACTACCTTAATGGGAACACCACGAGAAGCCCTCAACATAGATGCCTTTGAAGGGCGGTAACACGGTTACTGTACTACTGATAAGGTGAAGGTGCTATAATGATGTTCCGAGGGTTCACTTACACAATTGATGATATCCCTAACATTATCCAATGCTGGCTTAATGGATGGGTAAGTAAGCATGATATGTTGCAACTGATTGAGAACACCATCCAGTCACGCTATGACTAAGGCACACGGCGCGCTTGCCGCGCTTCAAGGGCATCTATTGAATGTTACTGTGTTCCACAAGGGGCGTATGATATACGCTTACTACTTGTGGAAGGTGCAATAATGGCAAGAACATTTAAGGCTATTTTCGGCCCTGAAGCTGATAACTTCGAGTATCTGAAAACCCGTGGTTGGACTTTTGAAACGGTTATAGGTTCAAAGGTTCGCTATAACGCTTACCATAATGGGGAATTGGTATACGGGCGGTTTGAGGACTTAGGACACGTTATCAGAATGGCAACTGATCGGGAATTACAATCCCAAACATAGCACCCCGGCGGCTATACGCCGCTTGTGGGACACGGTGACAAACGCACAACGGGCCTTGATAGCAAGCTGTAACAGGCTTGACTACTCAAGGGAACAGGTGCTAAGACAATGAAAAAAGCTGAGATGCTTACAAGGTGGCAAGGGATTGAACCCAATCAGGCTCTAAGGCCGGGCGTGATACCCTACAAACATGAGGGTAGCACGTTTGACCGGGACGGTATCAGGGTAACAGGCTCTATGGAATGGATAGATGCTGTATTGTCAAGGTTGACCGATCTGTTAGCTTATGAGGGCGTTGATACACGCTTACAGGTTAGCTATCGCCAATCGAATGATAAGGACGGCAACCCTATTGATGGGTATAACTGTTACATTCAGGTGCATCAACGTGGTAGTGAAGGGGCAATATTGCAAGCGTATATGGCCGGTGATACCCGCAAGGCAAGGGAATTGCATGAGCATAACCTTGAGCTTGCTTATCAGGGGGTAGAATGATGGACTATACCACTATTCTAAACGCCCTCAAGTCAAAGGCAATGGATGATATAGCCCGATGGACGGCCTATTGCATCAAACATCCCCGTAAGTCAAAGGACAAGACAAAACCCACGTTCTACCAATCGTTAGCCAACCAGCTCGAAACGTGGATAGATACAAGCGACAAATCACACCCCGTCCCCTTTAGCGAAAAGCAAGCGTACTATGTCAACAAAGCATGTCCGGGGGCTTATGAGTTCATCCGGGAACAACAAGTTAAAACAGGGCAATATCAAAACCACGCGACAAAATGCCCGGTTCGGTACAACCTCAACGGGGACGGCTTAGAGATCGGCAATAATGGGCTGGTTACTTGTCAGGGATGCGGGGCTGTTTTGGGGAAGGTGGTAGAACTACAGATAGTATAAGCAACAATGCCGGGGCACACGTCCCGGCGCTTGCTACCAAGGCCCGTTAGTGCAACGTCAACCCGCCCGGTAAACCACTATATTGGGAGATGATAACAATGGATAAGATGTGTGTTACATGCCATTTCGGAGAGGTATTACCACAAGGCAAGGGGCCAACGATATTTTGCCATTGCCATGATAAGTTCAAGGGCAAGTATGAAACGTGTAGCGAGTGGGAACATGAATCGCTCGGTATGGACTTAGTGCCATGTCCCGGATGCACCAAAGGTGCTGCCAAACCAGAGCAACCATGCCCAGTATGCGGGACACCTTGCTGCTAATTAGCCCGATATGCTCCCGGCCCTTGTGCCGGGGGTTTATCAGGCGGGTTGACACCTTGGCGCATTTTGGCAAGCTCGATAGCCCCACGGGGGCTAAATACAGGGGCTTGCAAAGGTGCTATTATGATTACAGACAACATGCAGGAAACACACAAGTTAGCCGCAAAGGTGGCCGAACACATGGAAGGTTGGCATTATGACCCGACAAGTGACCCGGCTATGAACTGGCCGCATATCAAAGACAGTAACGGCGGGATGATACGCATCCACGGCACGGAATGGATGTCAGGTAACAAACTTCACATTGTCGGCATCTATCCCACGGATGACGGGCGATTGACAGGCCCCCGTGATGCTATGGTTGATACAAGCCATATCAAGGATATGATTAACGTATCATCGACCAAAACCCCCGATACTATCGCCCATGACATTACCCGGCGATTATTGCCCGGTTACTTAGAAGGGCTTGAGATTGTCAAAACCCTTATCAACGACTGGCAAACACGCCGGAACCACGCTGCTACCAGAATGTCAGAAGTCGCAAGCTACGGCGGCGGCGAAGTACGCAAAAGCGGCATGACTGACAAAAACAGACCACGGGCTGATTTTAGCTTGTCTGGTGGTTGGGCAAATGCGGAAACTTCCGACGGTGAATCATACTGTTTTGATATCAAGTACGTTTCCCACGCCGTAGCCGTGAAGATAGCGGCAGTCCTGCACGAAGCCTAACACCCCCGGCAACCCGGCTCCCTTATGCCGGGGCTTGCCACAATGTGCCGAGACTTCATAAGCCCTTATTCATAGGGGTGTGACCCACAGCATACAAAATACCCCTTTGTAGCTAATCGGGACAGGGTATTGTTGCCGACTAAGTGGCCGGGGCGGGTGAACCCCGCTACCCCTATGAATTAGGGCTTGTGATCGACAATGGACACACTAAGCCCTTCAGGGAAGTAAAATAACCTTGGAGGTGCTAAGATGGAAACAGAAACAAGGGTAGATTTGAATGATGGTCATCAGTCAGTCACGCTATGGTTCGGAAATGACCGTGTGGAAATGGAAGTGTGGACTGGCAAAGATGAAAGCGGCATGGGCAAACGCTTCAGCGAACACTTCGATTTAGAAGAGTCCCTCGAACAGCTCATGTTACCCAAACCCTAACCGCCCTGTACCGGGGCCACGCGCCCCGGTGCTTGTCCCGCTTTCCAACCCTATTGGAAGCGGGGCTTCCCTCAAGGGCTTGTGTGTCCCACAATAACAATATTAGCACCTTTCCGCCCTGGCCCCCGATAGCGCGGGGGTCACGGGCCAAGGGTGCAAAGGAGACATGATGCATTACATTGAAAAGGACGGCAAGCCCGTCGAGGTTGAGGATGTATTGGAATGGGCAAAATGGTTTGAGACAGCCGACAGGCACGTGGCCATCACAGAGTTGGATAACTGCAAGGTGTCTACCGTTTTCCTCGGTACTGATTACAACTTTAGTGGTAGCGGGCCTCCGGTAATCTATGAGACCCTTGTATTTGGTGGGCCACTTGACAATGCGATGGACAGGTACTGTACCCGTGAAGAGGCTCTCAAAGGCCATGAGGCGATGGTATCCAAGGTAAAGGAGGCCACCGAATGAGCATATCAGTATCATCTACGCCCCGCTGCCGCGTGTGCCGATCAGTCGCCGTGCCTTATGGCCGGTGGCAGGTGTGCATAAGATGTGGGCATACGGGGCCATTGACAACAGACAAAGGAGGACGACATGCCAAATGACAATGACAACTGGGCAAAACGGATACATGAACTCACCGCCACGAACAACAGCCTCGTGGACACGGTGCGGGGGCTGAGGGACGAGGTTGGACGGTTGCGGGCGTTACACAATGCCGATAAGCAACATTACATGGGCATAGCGCAAGCGACACAGGCCACCAACGCCGAGCTGGTGGGGGCGTTATCCTGTTGCCTTGCTGACCTTGAGGGCATCATGCCGCAATATGCACCAGACTGGGAAGCGTGCCCTGGTTGGCAAAGTATCAAAGATGCCCGTGCCGCCCTCGCCAAGGCCAAGGGAACGGGGGGTGATGGATAATGGAATATGGAACCATTTTCATTTGCTTCGTAGTCGGCCTTATGGCCGGTTACGCCATTGTAACATTAGCCGCGATGGTCGCACGGGGAGGTGATAACAATTGATAACACCACCAAAACCCCGGCCCGCGTTAACATCGTGGTGCAAAAGGACACCCGCGAAGCCGTGGCCGCTGTCAGGGATGACATGCGTAAGGTCGTAGGCAACCGCGTCACCTTTGACGAGTGCCTGTTAGCACTGGTACAACAGTATGAGGACAGGGTTAAGTAAGCCCGTTGCCCTAATACAATTAAGCCCCCTGTGATTGGGGGCTTTTTTGTTGCCTATTTCAACTCAGGGAATAACCCCTTTATCCATTCCATCGTTTCTGCGTGAATATCGCGTATTTGGGCGAGGGAATGTGCTTCCCCTGCCAACGCCTTCACTTTGCGGTTAAAGACCTCTGCCACCGCCTGCGCCGACGTAGCGTGATAGCTACAGCTTGTTGTCTTGATGCCTTCAGGTGTCTTTTCCGTTGCCTTGCACTTGACCACCTTACCGATAACCCACGAATGGGTATCAAGCCACAGGTGCAAGTCAGTACCCTCAATCGGTATCTTGTTGCTCATTGCTCATCTCCTTGGGGTAAACGAACCCCGTACTTCGCGGCCACCTCATCAATATCCCTGTTTGTGTATTCAGCAAGCCGCTCTAAATCCCACCGCAAACAGGTAAGGGTCAACTCTATCATCATTCCCGCATCGCTCCTTTCCTCGTACTCACCACTATTGAGCTTTCTTATGCGCTTCATGATGCTCAACTCAAGAGCCCTTATCTCCATTGCCCTGTAATCAAGCGGCTCAAAGTCATTGGTATAATGCTGCAACTCACTCGCAAACCCCTGCTCAGGCTCAGACCCCGCAACCAGCGGCTCAGGGGCGGGGGCATAGATATCGCTGAGGTGAAATATTGACTCGGTAAGGCCACCAGCACAATAAGCTACAAGCAGCCAACCGATAAGCATCCATACAGGGAAGTTCTTCATCGTCCATCCTCCTCTCCTGCTTTAACTGCTTTAGCCAAAGTCGATATCCCCATTATCACCGTAGCCACAATGGTTAATGGCAACACATCCAACCACAAGGCCGTGACCACTGTTGCCCCTGAAAGAAAAATCATTACTACATTAACAGCGTTCATCGTCCATCATCTCCTTTGTTTCCATATAACCCATACCCGCGCCCTATAACACTCCATCCTTCGACTTCGAACTCGTATATCCACGGTATCATGCACCCAAGCGGCAGTTCTATCGCTCACACGCTTAAATCCTTCGAACTCAACCCATAACCACGTCCCATAGGGATAATCCCGCAACAGATCAGGGCTCACAGCCACCAACGGCCAGTCCCACGACTCCACGGGCAACAAGCCGCCGTGCCTGTTCATCAGCACAGGGTCAGCAACAGCAGTACCCCACGCATCCTGACCCGGCCAATAAAATGAGATTCTATGCTCCGTGGACTGGGGCAAGGGGAACAGGAACAGTAGGGCTATGAGGATGTTAGCTATCAACATAATCCTCCCACTTAACCTCGTCTATAATCACCTTGGTACATGCCTGCCTGCTTTCAGTGAACGCATAGTACCCGTGTATCTCCAACACATGCCGGTCGTTCTTAAACGCTATGCCCTCAAGGGCATCGGCAACGCTTTTGAACACATTGTCAACATCAGGACGTTGACCCGGCTCAAGGATCGCATCAGCCTTGGTCTTGTACTCCTTGATGCGGTATGGGATGCACACGATCACCGTCAGCTTGACCCGTTCCATCATCCCCACGTTAGCCGCATCAGCCATCTGCACAATAGTAGCCTCAAAAGTGCGGGTTTTCTGCGGAGTCATCGCTATTATCAGGGGCTTGCCGCCCTTCATCATCGGTTGCCCTGTCTGCCTGTTCGTCGGGTTGAACACCCGTGGGCGCTGCTTCCCGACAGGGGGGCCGGGGATTGTTAGTCGGTATTGTTTCATTATCCTAACCTCCAAGGCCAACCCCATTCGCCTGTCTTAATACTATATCGTAGCCAATCAAAAGCGTACCACCTGAAATTATACCAAGCATACATCACTCGCCATTTGAGCCATAGCCATCGGGCTTCTCGCTCACACCATATATTGCGACAATTATATGAGAATGATTCCCAAATCCAAGCAGGATGCCATAATTCAATTTCAATGAAGGGGTTTAGCGACGGCAAATCACCGGCTGAATAACCCCACCCACAGCCGCACGGTTCATCAGGCTCATATTCACCGCCACTGTAATAGTCACCTAAGCAAATTATGCACTTCATGCGTTCACCATCCCGTTGAGCAATGCTTTCCCCTTGGCCGTCATCTGCTTCGTGGCCTCGTCGTACAGCGCCGGGTGCGTGGCCTTGTAGATAAGGCAAGCAGACAGGCCAAGCCAACGGCACCAATCACCTGTACAGGAGATATCTTTCTTGTGTAAATCCTCATCAATCCAGTAACCCCACACTTCTTTATCATCGGGGACACCCCATTTCGCCCGCCAGTTCGGGCCAGCGTTAGCAATGTGTTGGAAATTCCACGCCCACACATCAGAATTGATGCGCTTATAGAAATCTGAGTCAATACCTGGCAATGGGAATGGATGCGTTACCACCGTCTTAAGCCCCGGCATCAGCACATGCACCATCTCATTCTCCTGATATGCTCTACCGTAACTAAATGGGCG